ATAGGTTGTAATGTTTGTATATTATGTTCTCGTTCTTCCATATGTTTCTTTATTAAAGTATCCATATTATCAATAGGTGTATCTTTAGTTGTATCTTGAAATTGTACTTGTTTTGGAACGTCTTTTCGAACCATACTATCGTATTCTTCTTTTTTTTTCTCAAATTCGTTAATATATTGTTGTTCGCGATTGTGTACCATTATAGGTGGTGTAGATATATGTTGTTGTTGTAGTGGTTGTTGTTGTAGCGGTTGTTGTTGTAGCGGTTGTTTTTGTAGCGGTTGTTGTTGTAGCGGTTGTTGTTGTAGCGATTGTTGTTGTAGCGATTGTTGTTGTAGCGGTTGTTGTTGTAGCGATTGTTGTTGTAGCGGTTGTTGTTGTAGCGATTGTTGTTGTAGCGGTTGTTGTACATTGCCATTTACTTGATAAATTGACTGAACCATGAAGCTAATGGTGGTCTTATTGAGTTCGTGTAATTGGTGTTCTGTCAAATTGGTATCAATATACTGCATATAGAACCTTTCAATAATAGATCTGAACCATTCTTCTTTTCTAACATTCTTATGTAGAGAAAAATATGAAGTTACCAATGGGTTTGTTTGGATAATATCCCATATTAGTTTTTGATTTTCAGGTGCTACGAATGACGACATAAATATGTATTACACTACTACATATTTATTTCTTTTTACCATTTTTTACACTTTGTTTTTTGTATATTCGCTTTTGACGTGTTTTGTTACCTTTTATATTTTTTAGTGTATGTTTTTTTTTGCGTTTATTACTGCCAACATATGGAGCCTTGCTCAAATACCCTATTTTATATGTGTTACTTTTTTTATCTAAATTGACTTTGTAATCTTCATTTGTGTATAAATAAGGTTTTATACTATGTATCTCGTATGTTTCCATTGGGATAGCATTTTTTATCTTTTCAAATAATTCATTATTTAAGTTCTCTATATTAGGAATATTGGTATGGTCCGGTTTCTGATTAGTGGAATACTTTGACATCAAATCAACAGAATGGACTAATCCATTTATATAACTTTCTACTCCGTCATAAATGCTACTTCCTAAGTCTCCTTCAACATTAATTATGATATCTGCAATATTTACTTTTTTGTTATTATTAGTATCTACTTGTGGAACAACACTAACAGAAATGGATAATCCGTGAGTTTTGTATTTTTTTTTTAATTTACTATTTATGTCATTGTATATTTGAGACAGAGATTTATTCATATTTACTATAACGGTATATTTTTATCTGAATTCGACAGATCTTTATTGAAATATATATCGCGTAAATAAATAATATCTTTATCGTGTACTCGTTTATTTGTAAAATAGTCTATTTTTTTGTCATAACTATTATTCTTAGACCTTAATTTTGGTTTAGAATGTTTATTTGGTGTTAACATAGTAATCAAGAAATACAACACATACATTCCACATTCAGTTGTAGAATATTGATGTGTTTTTTTATTAATAACGACATTAAACGCGGGTTCTTGTTTTTTTATAATTTTGATAAAATCATCAATTTGTGGTTCTAATTTTCCCTGATAACCAAATTGACTATCAAAGTGGAATAGAAGTTTCTCTTTTAGGTCAATATATATAGCAGCCCAATGCGTACCTGGTCCAGTATGAATATCATAATTAATTACAATGCCTAATTTATTAATTTCTGGGTATTTTTCGATGTATCTAAAATAATTAAAATTACACAAAATTTCTTCAACGCATCCACCTAAATAAGTATGTTGTTCGTTAAAATCAATTGACGTTGGACCAATTAATTTGAAATCAGGATATTTATCTTCATATTGCTTCAACACAGCTTCTATATCGTAATTGGTAAGCCATCTATTTGGGTCGGCATTCCATGTATTTGGCTGGTATGGTCTATATAATTCAGATAATAATTTTTCACGCATTAACCCATCATCAATAATACCCAACCAACAATCTTCGCGGCGACATACACTGTATTGAGCTATTCGTTTTTGTAGTTTAGTAAAAATACTTGTCGTGTCATCATTGTTAGTAATGTGTATTTTATACTTAGGAAAAAAACGATTGAATTCCCCTACAAGTAAAACAATGTCTGAATTCCTTAAACAGGATGTTCCATCTCTGGATACAACTGAATCATTATTTGGATTGCAGTTTATTTTTAATAATTTTTGATTGTTATTTGTATTTAACTTACTCTTACGAGTGTTTATAGTGTTAGCTTTAATTTTAGTTTTAGTTTTAGTTTTATTTTTAGGTTTATTTTTATTACTTATATTTAAACGTTTGCTTTTTGTCATATATACTATTTGAATATTAAAATACTTGCTGATGGTTGTGTAATCTACGATTTTTTGGTAATAATGTTACCCCAAAAATAAGCGTTAACTGCATCGACTTGAGCCTGATCTTTTTCTGGTAAAGTATCAGGTGCTTGTTTGATTTCATCAAACATTGTGTCGGAATCACTTGTATCATCTGATTGAACCGCTTCCATTTTAAAATGTCTAATCAAACATTTACTATATTCTTCAAATGCATCGTTTACATCATTACTAATTTCTGTAAGTGGTTCATTTAGAAGTTCGTTAGTAAGATTTATGATTTTGCATTTATAAGTGTGTAAATCGTGAGTATATTGTTTATTTTTATATTGATTTGTAGATGACGCGTGTTCTCTATACTTTTGGTATTTTTGTTTATTCATTAGTAATTTAAGTGTAATGTTGTCGATGTATGTATCTGTATCATTTTCGTCTTCATAAGGCTCAATAAGAGAACATGCATTAAGTGATAAATCGTCCATCATATACATTATATAGAAATATAATTGTGGTAATATACAAAAATATAAATGTATAATATATAATGAGTAGTTCAATTGTAGGAGGACCAAGAAGAGGTCATTTTAATAGAAGTGGAGAACAAGTATTAGGGAGAAAAATAGTAACTAAATCTTGGAACACTGTAAACGCACAAGATAGTATTAATGGCAATAACCGTGTTATTACGCCTTTCCGTGCAGTGAATAACAATGGTGATTATTTAGCCCGTAAAAATTATACTTGCGGTGGACCAAATCAAACAAATGCAAGCAAGCCAGGATTAAAATCTCGCATAGGTCACATTTTATCTGTTTGTGACAACACCGGCGTAACAGGGAGTTCTACAAATGTTAAACATGTTCCTGATTCATCTGATTATATTAAATTCAAAAAATTATCAAGCACAAACAAGAACTATAATGACACCACATCCGGTGGTGATGAACATAATGGATCTTATGTTAGCTTAATGAGGGTTCGTCGTTAAATTGAAAACGATTCGTTTGTGTCACTTTTGAATGTGTAATATTATTTCACCAATCGTGTACATGTGTCTACATATGTGAGATATTACAGTGTAGCAAAATTATATTATGAAAAAAAAGAGTAAAAAATGTAAAGAAAACTCATATTACTTTATCACATGGTATCATTTCTAACCATATGATATACATAGAACTGTATGTTTTTCACAAGACAAAACATAAACAATGGAAAATTGGAGTTTGCGAATGCTATGCCAATGAAAGATACTACGTCATCAAATGAGTCTTCTTTTAGCAATGCAAGAAGAGCGTATTTAGAAATAACACCAATAACCCCATCGAATATCTTTGACGGCAACCGTGATGCATCAAGTGTAATTGAAAGAAGAAAGACACAAACCATAGGTAATGGGTCATATAATACAACTGGGACAGTTAATTCATTTCTTAGTCCAGGCGATAGAAATGTAGTGAATCGCGCAATTAGAAAGACTCGTAATGGTGGATCAGTACCACCATCAAAGAAAGGAGGAATAACACCAATGTTTTAATTATGTTACATAACTCTAAAACAACTGATGTATCCATTATCAATAAAATGTTTAGGATATTTTTCATGAGTAAGTGACTAATAAACCCACCATTTACAATCTTGACGATTTAAAATCTTCAATAATATATAGAAAATGTTCCCTTATTTTACCGAGTTCATTGGTGCTATATTTTTCATGTATGTTGTATTAGTGACCAATAATCCATTAGCAATAGGAGGTGCTCTTGCTTTGGTAAGATTAGTCGCGCAACCTGTTTCAGGAGGACACATTAATCCAGCAGTATCTATTGCGATGACTTCTGCCGGAAAATTGCCAATACAAGAATTGTTACCATATTGTGTATCTCAAATATTAGGTGCATTAGTAGCATTAGAGATTTTCAAAAGACAAGATCTAAGTATTGATTAGGTTGGCTAATAAACTTATCCAGAAAGTGTGGATAAGTTTATTACAACTAATGTTCTAACGGTTCATTGCTAATAACTTGTAAATAATAAATAATCCAACAACACTTAATGTACCAACGTAAAGGTTAGTGATAACATCCATTGATTTCTTACTCTTACATTTCCTTGGTACATGGTCAGGTTCTGTATTCACGATTCCATCATTTTCACTACGCATTAACGTATGATATTTCTTATCAGCATTCTCTTGTATGATAATATCAGCATATCCATTATTTGATGTATCAAAATGCTTATACTCGGACTCATTTGAAAAGTAGTTACTGCTAAACATTTTTTATATACGATATAGAAAGATGTTATTGTGATAACATATCTACAAAAAATATGTGTGGTATATTCGGGTTACTAAACTACAATGGATACTACCTAACAAATACAGACATAGAAAATTCGTTTAGTAAAGGGGTAAAACGTGGTCCAGAAGTATCTTTATTAAAAGAAGCATCATTAAGAACACGTTTTGGCTTTCATAGATTAGCTATTAATGGTATAAATGAAGTATCAAACCAGCCTATTACAATTGGAAATATAGTTCTTATATGTAATGGTGAAATATACAACTACAAAGAGTTAAAAACACATTTAACAAGCAATTTTACAAACAATAGCGACTGTGAAGATGATTTTGAATTCGATACACAGTCTGACTGTGAAATAATTATTCATTTGTACGTTCGGTATGGAATGGAAGCTACATTAAATATGATTGACGGAGAGTTTGCCTTTATTTTACTTGACAAAAATTTGGAAAATATGACGCCTAAACTATTCGTAGCACGTGACCCATATGGGGTTAGACCATTGTTTATAATGTCGCCAATAAATAGTAAAACAGTATATGATAATATTCTTTGTTTCGCAAGCGAGCAGAAGATGCTAATAGATTTGAAATCGAAGATTAATAAGGAAAACCCGTCTGTCAGATATATTTTAAATCAGTATAAACCCGCAACATATTCCCAATATGAAATGTCCCATAAAACAGCATATATTTGGAAATTAAAGAAATTAAAATACTACAACACCATAGTGTTCTCATCCGATATTACACGTATTGCCTCATTACAAGAAGATTATTCACAAAAGATCCAACATTACTTAGTCGATGCGGTAAGAAAGCGTGTAGAAAACACAGAGCGCCCAATTGCCTGCCTATTGTCGGGTGGTCTTGATAGTAGCATTATTACGTCACTTGTAAATGAGTTCCATAAGAAGAAGTTTGGTTGCCCTGTAGAAACATATAGTATCGGACTTGAAGGGTCAAATGACTTAGAACACGCAACGATTGCGGCTGAATATTTACAGACAAAGCATACACAAATAAAACTATCGAATGATGAATTTACTAATGCTATTCCAGAAGTAATATATGATATTGAGAGTTATGATACGACAACTGTGAGAGCAAGCATAGGAAATTGGTTAGTAAGTAAGTACATATCAGAAAATAGTAATACAAAGGTAATATTCAATGGTGATGGTGCGGATGAAGTGATGGGGGGGTACTTATATATGAAAAAGGCTAATAATAGTTTAGAATTTGACAAAGAATGTAGGCGATTACTAAAAGAAATACATTACTTTGATGTATTACGGTCTGATAGGTCAATCGCAAATCACGGACTTGAAGCGCGGACGCCATTTCTCGACTACAGTTTTGTTCAGATGTATTTAAGTATCCCTATTATATTACGATGTCAACCCCATCGTATGGAAAAATATTTATTGCGTGACGCATTCAGTATACATAAATACAAAACATCATCTGGAAAGCAACTTTTACCAGACGAAATTTTATCCAGACGAAAAGAAGCATTTAGTGATGGAGTAACATCTCCACAAAATACAACTAAATCAGTTATAGACGACTTCATCACGAAAGAATTAGACGTGTTGAACCTGTTTACAGAAACTAATCCATCATTATCAAACGATGAAAATGCGTGGGTAAAAAAAGCACTACAAGTTGATCCAGTTATGAAACATTTACAAGACCACAATATACCTACCACAAAAGAACAATACTACTATCGACGTATTTTCGAACAACATTATAAAGGGCAAGGAAAAAGCATTCCACACTTCTGGATGCCTCGATATGTCAATGCAAATGATTCAAGTGCACGTACATTGGAACTATATAATGAATAATGTCTAACAAATATTATTCTAATTTGATATATATTTGAGTAAAATATTTACCTGATAAGTATTTTACTATACATAACTAAATTGACCTAAAAAGCCGAATTGAAATCGAAGACATTACCATCATTTGTTCTATCCGCCAATGCATATTCTGCATTGGTTCGTTCAAAGAAGTTCACCTTAGATTCAATACTAATTAGTTCCATAAAATCAAATGGGTTCTTGCTATTATAAATCTTATCGTATCCTAACTGTAGGCAGATACGGTCAGCAACAAATTCGATATAACTGCTCATTAATTTTGAATTCATACCAATCATACGACAAGGAATAGCATCTATAATAAATTCTTTTTCAATGACTACTGCTTCTGTTATGATTTTATATATATCTTCTTGTAGTAATTTATTATTTAATTTAGAATATAAGAGAATAGCAAACTCTGTATGTAGTGCTTCGTCACGTGAAATTAGTTCATTTGAAAATGTCAACCCAGGTAGTAGTCCTCTTTTTTTTATCCAATATATAGAAGCGAATGATGAAGAAAAGAATAATCCTTCAATAAGTGCGAACGCAACTAATCGTGTTGCAAAGCAAGAACTCTTATCATTTAACCATTTTTGTGCCCAATCAAATTTTTTTTTAATACATGGATAATTCTCGGTCGCTTTAAATAATTGTTCTTTCTCGTCGCTATCTTTGATATAGGTGTCAATTAATATACTATACATTTCAGAATGGATTGTTTCAATTGCAATTTGAAATCCATAGAAAGCACGTGCCTCTGATGGTTGAACTTCATTCATGAAGCGGGTACCAAGATTATCTGTTACAACAGCATCACTACTTGAAAAAAAAGCTAATATCATTTTTATAAAGTTTTGTTCATTACTTGTCAACTTTTCCCAGTCATTTAAGTCCTGTGCCAATGAAATTTCACCAGTGTGCCAAAAAGAATCAATTGAACGCTTATACATATCCCAAATATCAGGATACTTTATTGGAAACATGACATACCTATCATCGTCTGGTGATAAAAGTGGTTCTGTTTGTTTTTCTTGTGTTAGTGACAATTCAGACATTTTTATCTAAATAATATAGTAGGCATATTTTTATTATGTTTTCAAAAAATTGTATAGTCTTATCAATAGTAGTGTAGAATTATCATATGTATACATAATAACCCCATTAGAATAGCGTGAGTAAGAATTATAATTTATGTATTAGGAAATTATTTGATATTATTATCAATAGTAGAGTAGAATTATCATATGTATACATAATACCCCATTACATAGTGTATATAAGAATTATAATTTATGTATTAGGAAATTATTATTTACAATATTTGATTGAATTTATTTAGGTGTAGATAGTAGATATAAGAATGAAATTAACAAACTACAAATTAGAGAATGAATTCTTTGGTGAACAACCAACTAACTCTATTAAGAAGCGTACAAATAAAAAAGCTCGTAAACAAAATGAAAAAGAGATAATGTACGAACATATGATGGAAATTGAGCGAGACAAAGAATTATCAAACATTAAACAAAGCTATAATTACGAAAATGTGAAATACCATTCTGCTAAGGATCAACATTTATTTGAATCGAAGTTTGTTACACCTAAAAACGGTAGCCAAAAAGAATATATTCGATTACTTAGACAAAAATCAAGAAAAATTGTTGTAGCAACAGGACCGGCAGGAACTGGAAAGACGATTATTGCAACAGAAAATGGTATTAGAAGTTTCTTATTGGGAACAGTTGAGAAATTAATTTTTACACGTCCATCAGTCAGTGTTGATGAGGAGTTAGGGTTTTTACCAGGAACATTGGAAGAAAAAATGGCACCCTGGATAAGACCAATATATGACGTACTATACAACTTTATTTCACCAAAAGAAGTCACAATTTTATTGGAAGAAAAGATAATCGAGATAGCACCATTAGGTTATATGCGAGGACGTACATTTAAGAACTGTTGGATTGTAGCTGATGAAATGCAAAACTCTACTGCATCACAGATGAAAATGTTAATGACAAGGCTCGGCGACTCAAGTAAGTTAGTAATTACAGGAGATTTAGAACAACATGACCGTAGAAATGAAATAAATGGATTAGAAGACTTTTTACATAAATTTAAAGGGAAACGCTCATCAAGTATAAGTAGCATTGAATTTGACAATAATGATATTCAACGAGAAGAAGTGGTTAAAGAAGTATTAGATATCTACAGTGGAGATATTCCTACATGCTACATTGACGACAACAATGATGATGAAAATGCTGAATTTGATGAATAAATCATTGAACGTGTAGTAACAAATTTCTGCTACTATATTATATATAAATGAAATTACCAAAATTATCTAAATCAGAATTGCCCCGTTATTTTCTATATAACCAGGGTGTGCTGTATACCCTTGTAGTTATTTCATTATTACAAATTGTATTATATGTTCAAAATAAAGACCCGTCATCTATCATTATTATGTTAATTATCGGATTTTTGACATCTTTTTTTAGTAAAAACATGGTGGTTATTTTAACAACCACCATAATATTCAGTGCTATTATTTCAATAAAAATTCCAAGAACTGAAGAACGTGAGGGGTTCGAAAATGATGAAAATAACCGTAAATTATCTAAACAAGGCAAAAAAAAACTTGAAAAAAAACTGGAAAAAGAGGCTAATATCGAAAAGAACGAAGATACTACACAAGAAGTAGAAGAAGCATTACAATTACTTAAAGGTGAATATCCAGAGTTTTTGAAGGCACAAAATGATATCTTAGATAAAATTAAAGAATTAGACCCTATCTTAGAAAGAGCAGAAAACTTCGCTAATAAATTTGATGAATATAGCAAAAAAACCCTATAATTAGTTTCTATCAATATTATAGATACTAATACTAATTTATGAGTATAGGAAGAACAATAAAAAATGCATTAAAAGCACCATTAAAACCAATTTTTAAATTTATTAGCAAGATTGGAAAGGCGTTTAAGAATTTAGGACAAGGATTAGGAACTATAGGTAAATCAATGGGCGAATTATTAATTGATGTCCCACTGGGGTTATGGTATTTTCTGGTGCAAATTATGATATTTATAAATGTAACGGGCGAATACGTTTTTACTCGTTTGGCCTGTGGTGTGGAAAAAGCAGGGACATTTGGAGACTGTTTTTTTTATTACATGATAGATTTAATAGGTAAAGTATTATATTTAGTTTTTATCTCGTTCCCAATATGGTTGATTGAATTCATAACAAACGGATTCATACCTGGTAAAAAAGTAGAAAAAATAATGTGGCAACGATTTGAAGCAATCGACCGCTGTATTTTTGACATTGTGGGATTTCATATAATACATTTTCCCAAATCAATCCGTGATAAATGTTACGGTTGTCGAGTATTGAAAGAAAAAGCATTTACGGCACAGGGTAAAAAATTCACTTACAATTTAAAACATCATATTACACCATTATTTTCTGACTGGACAAAAACGGCAGAAAAAGGTGGAATCCAAATCGGAAGAGCATTTAAATAATCACACGTTTTTCTGCGTTCTAAACTTTTTTGTAAGGGTAATATAAATATGCCAAAAAAATGCCCGCCTGGAATTATCTGTATTGAAAATATGACTTTAGCGGTTTTATTCGTCATATTTGGTCTTATTGGGTACATTATTTATAATTATCAAAATACCATTGTTATGAAAGAACAAGACAAACAAAGAAAACACGAAAATCGACACGTGCGAAATGCTATAATAGACAATAACCATACTCATAATCAACATAGTATGCTTGGTATATCCACGCGTTTGGATCCATTAAATGACCCATATGCACCTCCATTGAAACATAACACACATTACCATGGTTCAGATAGTTCAGACATTCGTGGTATTCCTATAAACATTAAAACTCGAGGATTAAATATGGACTATCAACAAGTAGGCATATTGACAAAACAAGGTGGTATGAATGAAAATCTAATTATTCCGTTAATGGGAAGAAGATTAATGAGTGGTAGGGATAATTGGCAGTACTACACTATTTCAAATAGTGGACAAGTAAATACTAAGTTACCAATTAGTGTAAATGGAAAAAGTTGTTCTGGTGAATACGGTTGTGATGAGGTTTACAATGGAACAAATGTATATGTAGAGGGATACAATGATACATTTTTAGCAACAATATATGAAAATGGCACATTCAACTATATTCCATACCTATAGAAAGTTATTTCTTCACACATAAAAATAATAGATTTGTGTTATTTTTATGTCCGAAGATGTTATATAAGACATTATGAACTTAATACCTAAATTCACTGAAACAAGTCTATCAGAAAAAAAAATAATTTACAATTATACAACCGAGAAGGGTACATATAATGCAACTGATAACAAAATAGATCTTGTAGTTTCACCTAATAACAATTTTTTTGTGCTTGAAAACGAAGACATGCAGAGTTTTAGTGCAAAAAATATATATTTTACAAAGGTAATTCATTACACAGACACACAAGACGATTTGGTAGGTCAGGTAATAGTAGAACATACAAATAATACGTTCACTGTATTCCCATTAATGATTGGCAATAACGTTACAAGTAATACAGAATTAGATTACATTCTATCTGGGACTTCGTACAATGACTATAAAGATGTTACATTGAATTATGGAATAAGACAACAAACTAATTGCTATCATTATAACGATGAATCATCCTCAATATATGTTTTTAATACACCAATTGAGATAAATACATCTCCAAGTCTAACAACCGACAGTTCAGGTTTATCAAAATATGTAGAAAACAATTCACAAATTAATTATAATCTCATTCAACAGCGTAACATTTCGAAGCAATCCTCTGATGATATATATATGGATTGTAGTCCAACAGGGGCTTCTCAAGAAGAACTCGATACATATGAAGTTCCAATAAATTCAAGGATGAAAGAAGAATTAGGAGTAAAACGTAGTGAAGAAATGGTTACGTATTTCTTCTTTTTTATGTGTTTGGTAGCATTCAGTTATTTTGTAAGTCCACCTCTATATCATGAGGTAGTTACTAAATATGTATTAAAAAAGACACTAAATACTCCACCTGAATCAGATAATGGTATCAAATTAACCGACTGCCACAAACACGTATATAGGAAGGCATTAGATATTCTTTATATAGCATTGATTATGATTACGTTAGCTGGGTTAATGAGTTGGAATATAATGATAGGGATTGTGTTCGCTGTATTTGTGTTATTATCTGTTGCTTTTATCCGAGATAGGTCAAAGGTAATGGACCATCAAATATTAGAACACCCTATGAATAGTATAACCCCACAAAAAATGGGTGATTGTAAATTAGATAATATTCCAATTGTTAGTTTATCGCCTTTCCTTTTCGATTTATTTCAGGGTAAAGATGTAGAGGCATTTACTTATAATAACCCTATCAATGCGGCTATCCGTAAGCTATAATATCTACACTTATCACATAACATATGAAAAAAGAAGCTTTCCAAATAAAAGACTGTAGTTTCAATATTCGCCATATTCAAGAAAGTGACGTAAATGATTCATATTATTACCTTCTTGCACAATTGACCGAAATAAATATCCAAGCCATGGACCCACAAAAATCAAGAGATTTCATTAATAACTTGGACCAAAATCATTGTATTTTTGTAATTGAATATGAAAATACAAATCAAATTGTGGCAACAGGTACATTATTGATTGAAAATAAATTAGTTAGAAATTACGGAAAAGTAGGACATATAGAAGATATAGTTGTTGATAACAAATGGCGAGGTTATGGTCTTGGAAAATGTATGGTCGACTATTTAGGACATATATCAAAGGAACGAAAATGTTACAAATGTATTTTAGATTGCTCAGATTCCAATGCGGGTTTTTATGAGAAATGCTCGTATAAACGCAATGGTTCGCAAATGAGTGTATATTTTTAGACCGTCTTTACATTCCACCTACAGATTGGTTTTGTTTAGAAATCATAATAGATATTTTTTTGAACTATTATGATTAGACAAGTGACGCACTACCGACATCTTGAGAAATAGGTTTGAACGTTGATGTAGTATAAACACTAATATCACTATGTCCAATTGGACTCATTTTTTCAACAACTTCTTCTTCTAATGATACTTTTACAGATGGGTTCATTTTCTTCATCTTAACATCCTTTACCCGTTGTGATGGGGTGGGTTCAGAAATGGTGATTTTTTGTTGTTTACTATCACTTTTAATAACAAGGTCATATACAACAAAAACAAATAAAACTGCAATTATAGGGTGGACTGTATAAAACAAATATAAAGACAATAATAATAAGGTAACTAAACCTAATGGCTGTGTAACTACGTTAGAAATTACAGTAGGTATAGGTACATCTATTACTACAAGTAATATGAAAGTAACTAATAGTATACTTTCAAGTGGTTTGAACGATGGAACAAATTTAAGTAGTTTCATTATTATATAATATTAAGGTATATTTTTATAATTCTTCATATTGTTCCCATCAAATATTGCCCCATCCACTGTAATTATCCTAAACGTTTCAAACTAATATAGAAAGGTCATACCTAACTATATAGTAATACTATATGAATAAAAAATCAAACAAGAATAAAATACACGTTTATACAATAGACCAAGAATATAAGAACATTATTGTAGACAATAGTTATCTCGGTAAAAAAGGTTATACAATTCCAAAGAAATGTTTAACAACCGAAGATTATGAAAGCCTAAAAAAAGAGTTATTATTACAACCCGAGACAATCGGTCCAAAAATTGGGACATACCATAATAATTCCTTTCCAGTGTACCGTGAAAATGGTAATAAAGTATATATTCCCAGGTTCTATGGAATAGAGAGATATGGACTACCTAAACGGACTGAACTACAACAGGGTGACAATATGGAATTAGAATTTATAAAACCATTACGTGATTACCAAGAAAATATAATTAAAGTATACATGGACTATGTAAATACACCTATTGTTCAAAGCAGTAAACTACAAGGTAGTGGTGGTATATTAGAAGTTCCATGTGGCAGAGGGAAGACCGTAATGGCTCTAAAAATTATAACATTATTGCATAAAAAAACACTAATCATTGTCCATAAAGAATTTTTAATGAATCAATGGATTGAACGTATACGCGAGTTTGTTCCTAACGCAAGAATCGGAAAAATACAAGGTTCCGTTTTTGACGTGCAAGAAAAAGACATTGTTATAGGAATGTTACAATCACTATATGATAAAGAATATGGACAAAACGCCTACACGTCGTTTGGACTAACAATAATAGATGAGGTTCATCGTATAGGTAGTGAACAGTTTTCAAGGGCCTTGTGTAAAACAATTACACCATATATGTTAGGTATTTCAGCAACTGTTGACAGGAAAGATGGTTTAACCAAAGTATTACATATGTTTATTGGCGACAAGATATATAGCGAAGAACGTGCAACGGAGGATAAAGTTAACGTCCGAGGCATAGTATATGAAACAAATGATGATGAATTTAATGAGATAGAATATGATTACCGTGGTACTGTGAAATACAGTACTATGATATCCAAAATATGTGGATACCTCCCACGTACAGACTTTATCGCAAATGTATTAAACCATCTGTATGATGAGGATACAGGAAAGCAAATAATGGTGCTTTGTCATAATAGGTCTTTTCTAACACAACTACATCAAATTATTGTAGATAGACAATTTTGTAGTGTTGGGTTTTATGTTGGTGGAATGAAACAAGATGAACTCCAAAAAAGTGAATCAAAACAAATTGTGTTAGCTACATACGCGATGGCTTCTGAAGCATTAGATATAAAAACACTATCTACATTAGTCATGGCAAGCCCAAAAACAGACATAACGCAGTCAGTTGGACGTATATTAAGAATGAAACACATTAATCCAATTATAATTGATATAATTGATAAACATTCCCCTTTTCAAAACCAATGGCAACAACGAAAACGTTACTATAAGAAGTGTAATTATTTAATCAAGAGCATTAATAGTAATCACTATAATAATATGTTAGATTATTCAGATAACTCGAGTAGATGGAATGTAATATTCGACCCTTCTAAAAGGAAACATACTAACAAGAAAGACAATTGTTCACATAATATTGACGAAAATGACAACGACGACGACTATAAATGCCTAATATAATTGATACTGTATGACTCTTACCTTCTTTATGTTTTACGTATTTTATGACTCTTACTCCCTTTACGTATTTTATGACTCTTACCCCCTTTACGTGTTTTATGACTCTTACCCCCTTTACGTATTTTATGACTCTTTCTTACTATAGTCGATTTAGGCTTCTTACCTGCGCCTATTTTCCCACATTTATGTATCCTACCTTTATTGATACTTCCGCCGCTTGTAAGAGCCGTCATATCATATCCCGAGTAAGTAAATACTGTATTTTCATTTGGTAAAACGTTACCATTATTAAATTCAAATATTTGACTGCCGGTTCCAATCATTGTCGAACTATTATAATATAGTTATATATTATAATATTTTACTATATATGAACAAGGATATAGTAGACGAAATACATATCTACTTAGAACAATTACAAAAAGAAAACTCACAACATAACAATGAAATTGCTTTACATAAAAAACAAGAAGATATACAGAAATTGTACTATAAAAAGCTTTCTGAATTACAAAAAAAAACAGAAAATAGAAATAATACATTAAAAAACCAAATTGATAGAAGTCAGCACAGAATAGTTAATCACAAGAAAATACGTTTGAGGGAAAAAGAAAGAAAGAATTTATTAGACATTAGAATTAAACAAGCAAAAGAATTTGACAATCAACAAGAACGTTTACGTAAACGACTAACTGAATTGAACAGAACTAATACCATTGAAGATAATAGATCTAACAAATAAATTTATATGGATATAGTATACAATACAATAAATATACGGATGGAGGAACAAGCTTATAATAACCCTATACTTGAGTATGAAGAACCAAGTTTCGAACAAAAACAAAAAGCAAGGGAGGATGACTACTTTGTGAAATTGACGTTTTATATCACATACGTGTTTTTAATGACTACTGCAACTATAACGTTTATTGAAGCTATTACTACAGACGACATTAGAGCAAGGCATATATTAAACTTAGAAACGTGTATTTCTGTAATAGCTACTTTTTTCTATTCAAAATTCATAAAACAGTTAGATGAAGGTGTAGATTACAAACAGATCAATATTAATAGGTATACGGATTGGATGATTACCACCCCATTAATGCTATTAGTATTGTGCTTGGTGTTTGTTTATAATAGTGAATCTAAACTCAGATTAGGGACATATTTTGTGATATTGGTGTTAAACCTTGGTATGATTTTAACAGGGTACTTAGGTGAAGTAGGACAATTAGATAAATACATAGCAAATATAGGTGGGTTTTTATTTTTTTCATTATTATTTGGTTATATTTACAAAATATTTTTACATAAAAAATACAATTTTGATAACATGTTAATATTTAGTAGTTTCTTTGTATTATGGGCATTTTATGGAGTATTTTACGAGTTTGATGAAAAAGTCAAGAATATTTCATTCAATATACTTGATTTATTTGCAAAATGTTTTGTGGGTATATTCTTTTGGGCTTATTTTACAAAGACATTTACACTATAATTTTCCGATATGGACAACTTTAGAGTTTGGATGAACGGTTCTTAATGGTACCCATTTTTTGAACTTATGATGAAACATACATTCTATTAATAAGTTTTTGTGTAGATTTACATATTTATCCTCTTTCACATTTTCAAAATCGCTCTCATCGTCACTTTCTTCAATATAATCTAAATTGCCATTTTCACGTATATTACGAAATAAATTATTCATCATAACACTTGTACTATAGTTTGGAATATATGCCACGTTATAGTATTTTTTCTCATTGCCTCTCCCACACGCAAATAAATGGTATATATCGAACTGTATGTCAGCATATACACGAAATATAGAATTACATCGGTATTGTGGTTTCCTGAAGTTGCTATAATAAGGCGTTGTATCATATAGTGATATTGATGGCATTTTGGTTCTTTTGTTTGACGGTAATAAGACAATATTTTTATTCTTATAAACATAAACATTTAAATATGGCATAGTTGTGTACGAAGAACGATATTGTAAATGATGTACCTGATATCCTATTTTATTATCGGTTGGAACTATTGATGGGTATTCATTGGACTCTCGTGTAATTATGACATTCCATAAAACAGGCAATGCAAACATGTTACTCCAAGATGTTTCTACTAACAATGTTTCGTACACGTGCTTCCAACACGCAAGTTTATCTTTTAAACTACGATGCTTCCACAATACGCCTTCTAAATAATATATATCATCCAATATTATTTTTTGTTTTTCTCCGTCATCCGAACATATCAATGTCCCATAAAACAATGAACCGTATGATAATGGTAAATTGGAATTGCCTTCTAATTGAACTACACGAATAATTTTTTTGTCTCGATTACATTCCATGACATAACACACTTCTCGTTTTTGGTGAAATGTAAACCACACAAATACTTTTTTACCTACGGGAATTGCAAAACATACATCATGCTCTATGGAAACTTTCTTATGGGATATTGTTTCATAGGAAAGTTCGAATTTTGGCATTTTTTCAATAAGAGAACGCGTTTGATGGCTATTTAATATCATTGTATAAGGTATAGTTATAACTCTATACTGTTTATACCTGGTTCATCAATTTTTGTGTTTCGTTATTCATGAATGCTACTAAATCGTCCTCCATATGGCCACCACTACCGGTAGTATTTTGAACACCTGGAGTTTGTATTGTTTCGATGATTTTTTTATATTGGTCTAACTCATTTGAAATCCTTTTTCTATGTACCGATACAGTATATTTGTTTTTGATATATTCGTACGTTTGGTAACCTATGTGAACAACACAAAAAAAAAATATAACTTTTAATATAAAATTGATAGTTATAATCATATTTCTGTATATCTATTGTTTTATTTACTAATGTATATTTTTTATTCTATTTTAATCGCGAATGTTTTTTCTTGTTACATTTGCTTAATATAGATATCTTGACCTGCTCTTTTTATGCCTTGGCTTGTGCTTTTGCCTCCTCTTTTTGTGTCTTGGCTTGTGCTTTTGCCTGTTCTTTTTGTGCCTTGGCTTGTGCTTTTGCCTGTTCTTTTTGTGCCTTGGCTTCTGCTTTTACCTGTTCTTTTTGTGCCTTGGCTTGTGCTTTTGCCTGCTCTTTTTGTGCTTTTGATTGTGCTTTTGCCTGCTCTTTTTGTGCTTTTGCCTGCTCTTTTTGTGCTTTTGCTTGTGCTTTTGCTTGTGCTTTTGCCTGCTCTTTTTGTGCTTTTGCTTGTGCTTTTGCCTGCTCTTTTTGTGCCTTGGCCTGCT